CAGGCGCTCTATCAGCTAAACCCATTTTTTTAGCATTGAACTCAGCTAAATTTTCACTTGTCACCACATTGGCAGCAAGTCTTTCTGCAACTTCCGACATTGAGTTACCTCAAAGAATTAACCCCGTGTAACCCACGGGTAGGTGTTTACATATTACATTAAATTTTCTTGCTGCACAAATGGGCTTGCGCCTTGGCTAATATCTTGTGCTGCAACTTGGGCAAATCCAAACTGTTCCGCATTTAGGCGTTCAATCTCAGCAAGCAATTGGTCAGGTGGCATTCTTGCAATAAGCATTTTGACCAACGCATCAATCTCAGTCTTGTTTTGGCTTGTAACGCTGCGGGTGTTTTGGTCGTTTACCCGAACCTCTGCCATAGTTTCGGTGTTGTGCGCTTTTGCGGTCACATCCATAAGTTTGCGTTTTGTAGCGCCTTCCTCTTTGATCTGCGCCACTTGCATACGGTTGTTAATTTCCAACCCTGCGGCCTGTAATTGCTGCTGAAGTTCCTCAATCATCTTTTGAGATTGAGCCAAACGCATTTGAATTTCAGGCGGTATATCTGATTTCTCATCAATTTGCGCCATTGGGTTCAAGGCCGCTAGGCGGTCAGCAATCACATCAGCGCCAGGGAAATCCATGTTCCTAAATACTAAGTCACCCGCAATATTGAATAGCTCGGCATTGCCTGTAAGCAGGGGCATCATGCTTTCTACTGCTTGCTGGCGTCTAGATTGGAAGCCTGGCCCTGTGTCCATCACCACATCGTATTCGCCTACGGTCACGTCATTCAGCACTTCACCAATGGCGCTACGCTCATTGATAACTGTCATGTCAGGTTGACCATCTGAACCAATAATCCGCATGACACGTTGGGTGTCGTAGATTTTAGGAATCAGGTCTAAGATGATTTTGCCCGTGTGCTTAATGGAACGGGTCATGTTGTCGTAGAAATGGAAGTTAGACAGGTCAACTTGGGCTTGTTGGCCCATCAAAGCCTTGCCCGATATGTTGCCGCTTGGCAGTTGGTTGGGGTCTAGGATGCCCAACACCATCTGTAAATCGGCAGAAATAGCGCCAGCGGCTTCCATGATGCCTACGGGGGGCGGCTCGGGTTGCAACCGTTGTGGCGCAGGGGCAGGTTGGCCTTCAATGTCTTTTTGCTTGTAACGCAGCACAGGCATAGACTTGATGTTTGCCATTGCCCATTCGTTTTCATGGCCCTCATCCTGACCTTCGGCAAGCAGCCATTTGGCTTTTGGAGCCAATGCCACGGATTCGGTCATAGATGTGCGCCAAAAGTTGTACATCCGCTGTGGGTCTTTAGCAAACCGCACTAAACCGTACTTTTTGCGTTTGTCGTCCACAATGACCTGTGCGCCGTAGCAAGGCACGATGGGAATGTATTTACCTGCCCAAGTTTTTTCCTCGAGCACTTCCATTGCGGTCATCTTGCACCACTTCACGGCTTTGCGGAATGAATCACGCTCATCCACCACGGTTAGCCCTGCGGCTTCTACACGCTCAAAGAAGCTGTCGGAATCGGCAAATGCACTTGTGCCATCGCTCAGCAGGAACAATCTAGCCTTTTCACGCTCGATGTAAAAGTATTCAGCAAGGCGTATGTCTTCCTTAGTTACCCAAGAAGCGGTGTCGTCACCCGTACTACGCTGTTGGAAGTTGGCCCCGTCATCTGCACCTGGGTACATTTCCCTAAATATCTTCTTGTCCAACACCGTAGTGATTAGGCATCGCTCGGCATCAGAGCCATCAGGTCGAACGCTATTCGGGTCAAAGTAAACAGTAAACGGGTTGTCAATAGCGTCTATATAGATTTCTTGGTCAAAGCTGTCTTCGCTAACGTATTTGTAGTTGATGCGCCAATAGCCCCAACCCATCCGTACCGCATAGTCAAAAGCGGTGTCATAAGCGGTATCTGCGTTGCTGTTGGTTTCGATGTGGCGGGTGATGCCTTCAATGACTTGGGCGATCTTGTAATCAGCCAAGTTATTCACAGGGTGAACTTTGATGCGGGGGCGCTGCATCCTTTGCTGATTGGTCACCTGACGGATGTAGGCATCAATCTTGTTGATGGTCAGGCAAGGGCGTGATTCAAGGTTACGGCTGTTTTGAATCTCTACGGGCCATTGGTCGCCTGCTGCAAACCTAACGTCTTGCAGGGCTTCGGCTCGATTAGTAGAGTCAGAATCATTCACCAAGCGCCAAAACTTGATGGCTTCGGTGATTTTGTCGTTGTTTGTGTCTTGGTATGCCATGTTTTATCCCATCCATGAACCAGCGGTTGCTACTTGCTGTTTTTTGCGTTTAACAGGTTCTTTAATCATAAGCGCAATGTACCTAAATGCGTCAGCACCGTGTGAGTAATGATCATGTAGGGGATTTCGGCTGAATTGCTTGGTGTCGGGGTCAACGTCATATCGATAGTGCCGCAGGCAAGCCAATCCATCGGCAGCGTGTTCACGGTCAAACCAGCAGTTAGGGAATATTGTCCTGGCAGCGTTGATGGAGTCTAGGATTGGCACTCTAGGCAAGATGTTGGTCTTAAAACCTGCCGCCCTAACGATGTCGTCAATACTGCGTCCTGCCGCCGCTAGGGTTTTGTTCTCAGCGTCATGGGGCAACCAAATGGTTTCGTACACATAGCCAAAGGTTTGCATGGTGGCTAAGTAGTAGCTAATGGTCTTTTGGCTGTCTTCTATGTACCGAATCAGGCGGGTTTCCATGCCCACAAACTGCAGAAACCAAATGGCGGTGCTGTCAGACCAACCCAAGTCGAATACAGCATGGACAGGCTTGGTAGCGTCATAAGGCACTTTGGTGATTCGCCCATCCTTTTCTGCCTGTTGCATTTCCTTGGCAAAGATAGCCCCGTCCACCGTCTGCCTGCATAACCCTTCCCACACTTGGTTGTAGGCTTCCTCATCTCTTGCTTTCAGGGCATCCTTTTCCATCCGCAGGGTTTCGGGAAACCAAGGGTTGTCGTACCAGTTCACCCGCATTGAAATGCAGTCTTCAGGGGGATTGGCTACAAACCGCTGGTAGGTTTCATCCGTTTCTAGCTCGGGATTAAAGCTCACCCATATCTCTGAACCTGCCTTACGAATGGTTGGGATTAGAACGTTCCAACTCAGGCGGCTAACGGTTTGGGCTTCCTCCACCCAACAAATGTCTATGCCCTCATAAGATTTGACGTTGGCTACGTTGTTCTTAAGGCCGACAAACGCAAACTCTGTTCCATTCTTGCCTCTGATGCTGGCTTGGGTGATTTCGTAGAAGTTCAGCAGTCCCAGGCTTTCGATTTGGTCACACAACAGTTTGTGTACCGAATCCCTCATGGATGTCATGAACTCTCGGGCGCACAGAATACGGATGGGGTTTTTTGCTCCTAAGATTAAAAGCGCCCTAGCTATGCCCCAACTCTTTGCTCCACCCCTGCCGCCATGTAAGACCTTGTAACGGCTTTTCTTAAACAAGCCTTCTAGCTTGATTGGGAATTCTGCCCTTGCTATTGCGTCTTGGACATCAGTCATTCGGGCTTGATGAATGTAACTTGGATGCCTGACAGTAAGGGTGAACCGTCTGCGTTCTCTACGCTTACAGCTTGGTGGGCTTTACCGTCCATCCTGTCCATGATTTCCTTTACAGCCCAAGGCTCGCCCTCTTCAGCTTTCCTTACTAGGGTGTCTGCAATGGCTCTTAAGCGGTGTGGCTCTTGCGTCAAAACAAGGCGCAGCTTGTCATAGAACATCCTGCTCTTTGCAGCGTTCTGATTACCTACTTGTGCGCCTCGCTCTGCCATTTGATTCCAATCCTAAGTCTTTGTCGTTAAAATCATTTTAGATGACATTTATGGGTAATAACCCTGTTCTAAAATTGAGTCGGCATTGGTCGTTAAATGCTTTGCTGGCACTTTTTGGGCAACGATCTTGTAATTGCCGCCTAATGCGCTTTCGCCATGTTCCATTGCATATTGTTTGCTTACAGAAATCCAGTCTCCTGGGTTTATCCCTGTTTGTTTGGCATCTTTAGGAACTGCGCGGTATACGGTCACCATGGCATCAGGCTTATTTCTAACTTGCTGAAAGATTCTGACCGCATCACGGTCTAGGGCTGGCACACCAGTTCCATAGTTTTGAACTGCGGCTTTGCCATAAATGGTGTCATCAAATGCTGATGTAAGGTCATGGAGTCTTGCCGCACCGCTTTCAACCGTCATTGGCCTGTGTGCCATTCCATAGTTTGGCGCTTTAGTTACACCGACCATCCCAACAGGGTTATATGCCTGTGCCAAACTTTGCCCTAACCTTTGGCTTGCAGGGCCGTAGGATGCGCCCTCTTGTGCGGCTGCGGCTGTTTGTTCGTTTAGAACTCTTGCCCTGTCATTGGCGTAGCCCAACATTTGTTGCAGACTTGCGCCTGGGTTACGCACAAAGTCAGACCCCCTGCGCTTTGCAGAATCTATGGCGCTGTAGATGTCCGCTAGGGTAGGCATTTACTTCTTCTTTTTAGGAGTCGGTTTTTTGCCAGCTTCCTTTTGTGCTTCACGCTGCACGGCATAGCCGATGGCCACCGCTTGTTTAGGTGGCTTACCTGCTTCTATCTCTTTTTTGATGTTGGCCTTAAGAGCCTTTGGTGTCATCGATGCTATCAACGGCATTTGATTTCTCCTGTGAGAGCCAATTCGTTAACTCTTGGATAGCGCCGCTGATCTGAAGCAGCACAGCTTCGTGTTGCTTGGCTGTGCTTCTTAGTTCCTCTATGCGCTTTTCAATTTGCTCTACGGTCATCATGCACCATGAATGATTGCAAAATTGATCACCACGGCTTCAGAATATGAAGTTGCCGCAGTCAAGTTACGCAAAGTAATCAAAGCAGAACCAGCAGCCAAATATGAAACATAAGTGGTGTAAGCACCAAGAGCGCTACCAGTGGTATTGCTTCCAATATTTACAATCATTGTGTCATTAGCTGAAATTGTGCTATTGGTCAATATAAATGACACAGCAGTAGCGCCAGCCAAAGCCGCATTGTTCATTGTGATGCGACCAGCAGACTTATTTAAAGTGACGCCAGTAGATTTGTCGGTGAGTTGGGTCACAGTACCTTGGGCGGCAGCGGTATAGCCGATTTCGGTAGTGCAATACACGGTTGTACCCACAATAGTAGATGGGGTAGTTGCACCAATAGGGGTGTTGTCTAGTGTTCCACCCACGATTTCTTGGTCTTTGTACGCTACGCCGATTGCGATTGAGTTAGACATGATTAGCTCCTTTTAACAATTCCAGTTTTTAAGGGATGCCTTGGCCCGTTCTGCAGGGCCTTTGGCGTTTTTAACTACCCCCTCCATTCTTGCACAAAATGATGCTTTTCTACCTGCATCGGCTTTTGTTTTGGGATTGGGTGAGGGTGGTTTTAGGTTTGCGTTGTTCTTGGCGTTGTATTCAGCACGACCTTTAGCGGTCATTCCTGCGCCTTTTTCCGTAGGGTTGTAGGTTTTGCCCTTACCTGTGGTCTTGTGCGGTATGGGCTTGTCGTGCTTTTTAGTAGCCATGATTATTTCTTGGCGGTTTTGGCAGATTGCTTGAACGCTGCTGCCGTTGGTGCGCCTTTACTGCCAGGCGCTCTCATGCGTTCAGGGGTCTTGCCTGCAGCTTTTTGGCGCTCGATGCGCTCTTGCTTGGCATGGATTGCAGCGTACAAACCTGGGTCACCTGGTTTTTTCATTTGTAAGCCCCTACAGATAAATTTAATGATTTATCGCCTAAAAACTTTACAACATCAGCGCACATTTCATAAAACTGATCAAACGTGAAGTCCGACTTCATGCGATTGATTGCCTGACATACCAATATCGTGTTTTCAGGCGTGTAACCAATTGCGCTATTTATTCGCTCAATTGAAACCGTATCCAATCTTCCAGCATCAAGTGACATCAGACGAC